TGTCATTGAATATAACTTGATGTAATAGATATGCGATAATTGTAGTTGATTTACCAGACTGTCTAGGAAGTTTACAAATAGAAAAACGATTTTCATGGAATGTCTTAACCATTTTATCCTGAAAAGGGTACATGTTAAAAGGTACTAGACCTTCATCAATGTTTACAATTCTTGTATATGTCTTTATAAAATGTATAGGATCTTCCATACACTTTGCAATCTCTCTTACTTGATCTTCGGTATAACTTTGTTGAAGATTTGCTTTATAAAGATTTGGGTTACCTAGATATGCTTCTGTCATTTATCTAAACTATTGTTATTTCTCCAAACAATAATTTCCTCTAAATTTGGTTTAGTATCAGGATTCTTTTTTGTTTTCATTTTTAAATTTCTATAAAGCTCAGAACCTTGTAAATATCGCTGTCTAGTCATATCAGCATAACCTGTTGACATCATAACTACTGGTGGAGATTGCATATGTGAAAAACCATAATCATGCCATCTATTTAAATCTTTAGAAAAACATAAATTATAAGATATATCCAGACCACTAGATAACAAATAATTTGTTAAGTTAGCACAAAATATTCCTACTTCAATACTTACATGTTCTCTTAAACTTTGCATTTGTTCTGGTATCATTTCATCAGCAACATGTTCTCCTCTCTTTATCATTTGTTGATAAAAAGGATTTGGTTTCTCAACTAATCTTTGTGAAAAAACAAATAGATAAGCAGATGATCTTATATGTTGATAATTAGGGTTAGGATGCTTTTTTGCATCCCTTGTTACGTTTGAAAATTTTTTTGAGTTATATTCTTTATCTGTTCTAATATGATTTTGATTACATAATTTCCATATATATTCTTTGTATAGTTGTTTATCAGGTCCATATACATCAACGTAATAAGCCATCATATTGTTTTTAGATGGTTGAGTTTTCCACGCTTTATATAATGCGTCTTCTACTATTTTCTTTTCTGGTACTTTTTCTTGTGAGTAACTTATTATGTGTTTTCTTTTTGATTCTAATAACTCAAAGTGATTAGTCATACTTATGCTCCTCAGGATTGAAACCATCTTTAAATGTTTTGTCTTCCTCAGGAGTTACGTTTTTATTTTTATTCTTTAACATTTTATGTAATTCTGCTGAAGAGCCTACAAACAAAGCTTGTTTTATATTTGTGCTTGTTTTGTTTGGTACGTCTTTAAGTGTTTTAAGTTTACCTTGTAAGTCTTGTAATTTGTCAACTGTATCAGCAACTTGTTTGATTAAGTTACCTGCAACTTCATATGCTCTAGGGTGTTGACTTTCGTTTGCAATATCAAGTATGCCTTGTATTGCGTCTTGTCCTCGTTCTATAAGATTGTAATAATTTTCTCTACTGTATTTGTAGTCGTTATCAACGTCTTCTTTTTCTTTATCTTCCATCCTAGGTACAGGTGGAGTAAATTCTTTTTTGACAACAGCTTTAGTTAGTATTTTCTCGTTAGAGATACCAAGAGCTTCGTTTATTTTTTCGTCTATAGTCATAATTAATAATTCGTTATAGTTGTTGTAAATCCAAAATCATCATCAGCGTCAGCAGTAGTCGGATTAGGAACTACAACAATTCTTTCTTCTTTTTCTGCACTAGCACCTGTGTCGTTATACATATCTGTTTGAGCAGTTTTAATAACTTTACTAGAATATATAGGGCCATATAGATAAGTTTTTGCTGTAAAGTTTAATGTATAGTTTACAGCTCTTCTTTGTGTAAATGAACCATCATATGTATCCTGATAATCAACACTATTTAGTGTTATCGGTACATCTCTTTTTATACCCATGTCTGGTATTGCATTTACTGTAACTGTATAGTCTGGTTGAAAGTATGGTAATATTTGTTCTATAATACATAGACCATCTTCAGCAGTTGCTGTAAATGAATATAAATTAAATGATAAATTATAAGGTACAGGATTGTATTGATAATACTGTTTACTTGCGTCTGTAGTATTTACGTTTTTAAATTTACCTACTCTTTGTAATTTACGAGATGAGTCATAAGATAAACCAGCAATTTCAAAACCCATACGAGGTAATGACATTGCCATTTCTCTTTGATCTAAATTAGGTTGTTGTTCTAGTCTTGTTAAAAACTTTTCTTTAGGCGAATATGATAGAGGGACTTTTAATCTTTGTACTGTACTACCATTACCATCTTTTCTTACAATAACAATGTTATTGAATATTGTACCAAATGATACAACAATCTTTCTTAATGATTCGTGGTAAAATTGTTTTCCAAACATTATGTTTCGTCAACCTCTCCGAAAGGGTTTCTTTCTGTAAAGTCTAGTATATCATCGCCTGTACTAGCAGTATCAAACCCAGCGTCAGCATTGTACGTGGCATTGTCAGCGTAATCTCTTGTTTGTGTTGCAAGATTTATATCTACGTGTGTTTCTGCCAATAAGAAATTTATAGTGTTTATTGTAGTATCAGAATCTTCTAACATAATACCACCACCATCTTCTAATGTTAATTGATGTTGTAATTGATCTATAGATAATCTATCTTCAGCAACATCAATTTCTGATCTGCCTGTATCAATCTTCTCACTAGAATATTCAAATCTAGTTGTTCTTAATTTATAGACAGGTAAGTTACCTAATTGAAAGAATGGTTCCTGATCTTCTACGAATTGTATCTCAAAAAAACTATTCATCAAAGGCACATAAATTAAATCACCTTCGTTAGGTCTACCATCTACTATACTATTTGCTTTGTTATCAACTTGATTTTGCCATCTTCTTTTTGCAATGACAAATGTTGTATCTTCTCTAATTTCTAAACCAAATTTAGATACTAATTCTTGTTCGCCACCAAAACCTTCAGCAGTTTCCATATACATCTCAAGCATATATGACTGGTCAAATTTAGATAGAGTATCTTCTCCTAAAACTAAATCTTTGTTGACTAATGTTCTTGGTAAGTAGAAATTATCTAGGCCGTACATTCTTAGGCCTTCTATGATTAAATCTTCGTGTAATCTCTTTTCTGCTGAGTTACCAATTCCATTGCCGCCTTGAAAGTGATGATTGACTGGCATGGCATTATCCTATCATGTAAGTTACAGGCGTTTCGTATGTGCCTCTTATTTCTTCTTCTAATTTTTGTATATCTTGTAGTGCTTCTGAAAATATTTGTTGACCGTTAAGTGTAACACCACCTAACATTGCAACACCATTAAATTTAGATAAGTTAGAACCCCATTGTTTTTTAAGTAATGCTGTAACATATCTTTTTAAGTATATGTCGTTATATACATCGGTCATAACAGTTGGGTCTAGTTTTCTAAAACACTCAATTACAAGATACTCGCCAACAGTTATATCTGTTTTCCAATCCATATCTACAAAGAGTTTATTATTATACTGATTAAATCTAATAGGTTTTTCACCTACTAATATATGATCTAACATATCTAAATTTTTCATTACCATTTCATAATGAATAACTGAAGAAGATGAAAAATCATACAGATCATTCAATCTTAATTGATATCTAACATCAAACATATTCTGATTACCTCTATTTGATAAAGGGAATATTCTTGTAACTGCTAGTACAGCTTCAGGTACAACGATAAAGTTATTTTGTTCAGACCATGCAGTAGTAACTGAATTTTTAGTAACACTTGAAGCAGTATCACCTGAAGGCGATTTAATTCTATCTACGTCTGCTTGAGTTACTTTATATTTAAGGTATGTTCTTTCAACGCCATCATAGTGATATTGAGCAAAGTATTGTAACGCTTCATCTAATCTATCTTCAGCCTGATCGTCATCTACGTTGATTTCAATTACAGGTTTCCCTAGTGTTCTTAAAGCGTACTGTTTTAATTGTTCTCTTGTTGCTGGGTTGGCCATATTAATCCTTTATTACTATTTATACGATTATTAGGCGTTGCGAAGACGCAATTATGGTGTGTCTAAAAATCGGTTTAGATTAATTGATTATTAACTTGCAGAACCAACAATTGTCTTAACAGCAGATCCAGATGAATCATTAATTACTAATGTTACAGCACTAGCAAAGTGTGAAGATGTAATGCCTGAAATCGTATTGTTTCCAGCCACAATTGTTTTGTTTGTCAAAGTTTGTGAAGCAGTCAGTAACGCAATAGCACTTGTGTTAGACAAGTCAGTTGAAGCGATTGTAATATTCGCACTACCATCAAACGATTGTCCTGCAATTGTTCTAGCGTTTGCAAGAGCAGTTGCTGTAGAAGCGTTTCCTGTTACAGCACCTTCAACGTTTGCAACTAAAGTACCTGTTGCAACTGTTAAGTTACCTGTTGCGTCATTTGTAGCAGTTGTAGTACCAACTACGAACTTATCAGCACTTTCATCCCAAGCTATAATAGCATTGTCACCAGTACTTCCTCTTTCAATTAGAATACCAGAGTCA